GATGAGATCAAAGTAACGCCGAATAACCCGGACTACAAAATCCCAACGATGATGATTGCCACCCCCATGTATGGCGGGATGTGCACCGGGGCTTACGTGCAGGGCTTGCTCTTCACGATGGCTAAGATGCGCGAAGTGGGCGTAAACTGCTTCTGGTGTCAGATCACCAACGAGAGCCTGATTACCCGCGCCCGCAACGAACTGGTGCGTATCTTCCTTGAAAAGGAGATCGACTACCTCCTGTTCATCGACGCCGACATTGGCTTCGATCAGAACGCTGTGGCTATGCTGTTAGCAGGAGACAAGGATATTGCCTGCGGCATCTACCCCAAGAAGGAAGTGAACTGGGATAGCGTCAAGAAAGCAGCACGTGCGGGCAAGGAAGACCTGCAAGACCATGCTGGCGCATTCGTGTTCAACATGATTGGCAACGAGCACCAAGAGACAGACGAGGATGGCTTCATCGAGGTGCGCCATGGCGGCACGGGCTTCATGCTTATCAAGCGTCAAGTGTTCCTTGACCTGATGCCTCATGTCCCGACCTATCGGGTGTCATCTTTCCGTGACCCCAACAGCGGCGAGTATATCAAGCCGCTCACCCATGAATTTTTCGCAACAAGTATCGACGATAGCGGAGCGTTGCTGTCGGAGGATTATCACTTTTGCGAATTATGGCGGAAGCACGGCGGCAAAATCCATGCCCACCCGTTCATCCGTTTAACCCACACCGGCACGTACACCTATGATGGTGACATTCTGAAGTCCGGTGGTAATCTTAAGTAAGGAGCAAACAAATGGCTAAGAAGAACTACGTTTATGGCGGCAAGGGTGTCGCTATTATGGAATGGCTCAACACCGAACCAACCGCAACTGACGTGCACATTGCTAAGCATGTTGGCTGTCACCCTACTTACGTGAAGCAGATTAGGCGTAAGATGGTCCATGCGCAGCAGGAAGCGCCGCAACTCACGTCCAATGGCGCTGAAGACCTACGTGCAATGGCGCAAGAGTCAATGGATGCGCTTCTTCAGAAACGCGAAGACCAATATGGTAGCTTCATGTTCAGTGCGAACATCGCCATCCGTTTGAAGGGCGTCATGCACAACGCGATTGCGCAAAAAGACTTGCATCTCGCACCAGATCAAATGCTGGCACTGGATATGATCGCAGTGAAAATCAGCCGTATTTTGTCGGGTAACCCGTCACACAAGGATAGCTGGTTGGACATCGCTGGCTATGCAAAGCTGATCTCTGATCGGCTCGAAGGCAACGTAAGATAAGGAGAGAGACTATGTCATGGTGGAATCCTTGGGAGACAATCGCCGTTCTGCGGGACAGTGTCGCCCACTACAAAGTACTTCAAGACTCCTACGAGCAAAGGATCAAGAAGTTTGAGTTCACCCAAAAGGAAAACGAGCGCGAGATCAGGCTACTGGAGAAGGAGTTAAAGGAGGCGAAAGCAGCCTTGGCCGAGGCCAGTAAGAATGATACACGTGACAGCAAAGGTCGTTTCACGAAAGCCAAAAAATAATGACAGCTTGGTCGTACAGCAGCATCAAAACGTTTGACCAGTGCCCTAAGAAGTACTTCCACCTCAAGGTTGTGAAGGACGTAAAGGACGAGGGCAACGAGGCGTCTATCTACGGAAATGACGCCCATGAGGCTGCTGAACACTATATCAAGCACGGGACTCCCATCCCCGACAAGTTCAAGATCATGCGTCCGGTGGTCGAGACACTAGCTAAGTTCCCGGGCGAGAAGCACACCGAGATGAAGCTCGGCGTCAAGCGTGGCTTGACGGGTTACGAGCCTTGCGGCTTCTTTGCTAAGGATGTGTGGTATCGCGGGATCGTTGACTTGTTGATTGTGGGGGATGGGACTGCCCACATGGTTGATTACAAGACGGGAAAGAACGCCAAGTATGCGGACATGAAGCAGCTAGACCTGATGGCAGGCGCTGTGTTCGTGCATTTCCCCGAAGTACATAAGATCAAATCAGGGCTGGCCTACGTGGTCAGCAACGAGTTTCCAAAGAAGGTGCACGTGCGTTCCGAGTTGGATAAGTACATGTCGGTCTTTGACCGGCAGCTTGAGCAGCTTGAGGATGCCATGCAAGCCGGTGTGTTTAACCCCAAGTCTGGCCCTTTATGTGGCTGGTGTCCTGTGGTAAGTTGTGAGCATCACAAGCCGAGGAGGCGATAATGCCGATGAAGGTCCGCAACTACAAGCGTGAGTACGAAACGTACCAAGGCAAGCCAGATCAGATCAAGAAGCGGGCCATGCGCAATGCGGCTCGTGCCAAGATGGTGAAGGCAGGCAAAGCCCATAAGGGCGATGGTAAGGATGTCGGCCACGTGGTTGCCCTCGACAAAGGCGGCAGCAACAAGTCGGGCCTACGGATGGTTAGCAAATCTGCTAACCGCTCCTTCCTTAGGGACAGCAAGCGGAACCTAGTATCTGAGACAAGTAAGCGAGAACGGAAGAAATAATGCAGATCGTTGACGATAAGGTGCTACTCGTCAAAACGACAAACCCAAAACCGATCACCAGCCAAATACCAAAATCAAAGGTGCTGGGTACTAAGGATGGCGTTTCTCAGGTAGCAATTCACTGGGGTATCAAGGAAGCCCGCGCTCTTGCGCGAATGAAGGCGCCTAACGTACCTTCCCCCATCCTGCGTGATTACAAGTGGACTGGGCGGCTGACGCCCTTTGACCACCAGAAAACAACAGCGTCCTTCCTCACACTACATGACCGGGCCTTCTGCTTCAACGAGCAGGGTACGGGTAAGACAGCCAGCGTCATCTGGGCTGCTGACTATCTGATGAAGCGTGGCGAAGTGAAGCGCGTCCTGATCCTTTGCCCCTTGTCTATTATGGACAGCGCGTGGCGGCAGGACTTGTTCAAGTTCGCTATGCACCGTTCGTGCAGCGTAGCGCATGGTACGGCCAAGCAGCGGGCCAAGATCATTGCAGCAGGCTCTGAGTTCGTCGCCATCAACTTCGATGGCGTGGCTGTGGTCGAGAAGGAGATTGCCGCTGGCGGCTTTGACCTGATCGTGGTGGACGAGGCTAACGCCTACAAGAACCCCATGACAAACCGCTGGAAGGTGCTGAACCGCATCGTGCAGGCTACTAACCCACGTCTTTGGATGCTTACTGGTACGCCAGCAGCACAGAGCCCGGTAGATGCCTATGGTCTGGCAAAGCTAGTCAATCCTGACGGATGCCCCAAATACTACGGCCAGTTCCGTGATAGCGTCATGTATAAGGTGACGCAGTTCAAATGGGCACCGCGCCCCAACGCTGAGCAGACGGTGCATAAGGCGCTACAGCCAGCCATCCGCTTTGAGAAGAAGGACTGTCTTGACCTACCAGAGGTAACCCACATCGAACGCGAAGCCCCGCTGACCAAGCAGCAGATGACCTATTACCGCGAACTTAAGACCGAAATGCTCATCGAAGCAGCCGGTGAGGAAGTCAGTGCGGTTAATGCGGCGACTAAGTTGAACAAGCTGCTTCAGATCAGCGGTGGTGCGGTCTATTCGGACGATGGCGCAATCATCGAGTTCGACGTGTCCAACCGCCTTAACGTGGTTATGGAAGTCATTGAGGAGGCCAACAACAAGGTGCTGGTCTTCGTGCCATTCACGCACACCATCGACCTGCTACGTGAGAAGCTGGAGAAGGGCGGCGTCACCTGTGATGTTATCAACGGCAAAGTGCCAGTTAACAAGCGCAGCGAGATCGTCACGCGGTTCCAGACCGAGAAGAACCCACACGTGCTGATTATCCAGCCGCAAGCTGCATCGCACGGCCTGACGCTAACGGCAGCGGACACCATCATCTGGTACGCGCCAGTAACTAGTGTTGAAACCTATTTGCAGGCTAACGCCCGCATCAACCGACCCGGACAGAAGAACGCGATGACCATCGTGCATATTCGGGGTAGCGACGTAGAGGCAAAGCTCTACCACATGCTGCAAAGCAACATCGCCAACCATGAAAAAATTATCGACTT